CCTGCCGCAGCAGTAGCGGCCGCGGATGACGATTTCGAAGACGACATACCGTTTTAGAGGCAGCTATGGCAAAACGAGGAAGACCGAAAAAAGAGGACCTAGTTAACAGCCCGAAACATTACGTTTCGGGGGAGCTAGAGTGCATAGATGCGATGGTCGCAGCGTTTGGCTTGCAGCGGGTTGAGGAGTACGCTGAGATTGCAGCGTTCAAATATTTATGGCGACAGGGAAAAAAAGATGATGCAGAGCAAGACAAAGCCAAAGCAGTTTGGTATTTACGATACTCGAGCGGCGACGATCCTCGCAAGGATCAACAAAAATGATGGTTTTATGGCTTGGAAGGTGCCGCAATACACAAGCGTTGCGCTACTCATAGCGTTTGGGCTAGGCATGCTTTGTGGTGTCGGTTTCGCCTTCTTTTGAACAGGTCGCGCCCTTCATCACGGCGTTCCAACGTGTGCCCGTCCGCGTGACCTACCAGACGGGACCAACAGGCCAAAGCTTGGGGTTTCGTATCCTTTCCCCGGGTTTCCCTAGGCCCGTTCCCGTCCGGGCGGCCGCAGGCGGGACCTTTTCCCATGAAAAATGAAATCACCCAGGGCATCGTTATGGGCATAAGCCTTATAGCCGCCATATATCTGACTGCCTTGGTCCTCAGTAAAATAGCGTAGGAGAGCGCATGGATTTTGAGCCTGGAATTTATGACGGGTTAGATTACCCCACGTACGCGAGCATACCGGCATGGCGCTCGCACGATTTGACGACTTTGATTGAGTGTCCTTACACCTGGAGGCATCAAGCGCCGATGAAAGAAACGCCAGCGTTGCTCGAGGGCAGAGTGCAGCACACCGTGTTTTTGGAACACGAGAAGTTTTTTGAGGAGTTTGCCATAGAGCCCGCGGTCGATCGGCGCACAAAGGTTGGGAAGGAGGAATACGCCAAATGGTTAGAAGGCCTGGACGATCGCACCCCCTGCAAACAAGACCTGTACGACCTTTGCATGGAGCGACGGGAGGTGGTTGCGGAATACATTCCACAAGAGAACCACCGAGTTGAGCTGACTTTATGTTTTGTCTGGTGTGGTGAGCCTTGCAAAGCAAAGCTTGACTGGTATACCGGGACAGATGTCTGGGACCTCAAAACCTGCCGCGACGCGTCCCCTAGGGGCTTCAGGGCTGCAGTTAACTCATTTCGGTACTATCAACAAGCAGCGTTCTACCTGGCCGCCTGCGAGTCTGTGGGACTGCCGGCAGCGAAGTTTTACTTCTTGGCGCAGGCGAAAGCGCACCCGTACCCATATGCTGTATATACGCTGAGTGATGACGCGATTGAGTACGGCCATGCAAAGAATGAACAGGCGTTAGCTCGGGGCCTTGAGGCCCGCGGTGCGAACACGCTGCGCCCGTTTGGTTTAGATGAACCGGTAGAGTTTGATGCTAGTGCTCTCTACTGAGGACCAGGAGCGCGAGAAGCAGTGGGCGCAAGATATCAAATATCATGCCGCGAGAGATATCTGGCATAAGCGTGGGCACCCAGTGCCGAGTCGTCGATACAGCTGGGGCAAATGGTTCGAGGTCAAGTTTGGCGAGCCGTACATGCAGTACGTCGAGCGGATGAAAGGACAGAAAAACCAAAAGGGTTGACTATGGGTTTTCTGTCCTCCTGTTCCTGTTCTTTATATTCTGGGATCGTCAATAGATTTTGCATCCACCCAGACCACCCACTCGTTATTCAAGCCGCCCTCATCCCACATGATAGAAGTGGCTAGAGGGTTTTCGCCAGAACGGTAATGCTGAGCAACAATCTTTGCGTTAAGGAAATTATCTCCACACCAAAGCATCACACCGCCCTCCGTAGGGCGCATTTCGTCATCGTTTAGGTCAAAACGCCACGATTGTTCGTCGTAACAACTATTCATTTTGGTGTTTGATAGATAGCCGATTTCTCGGTCAGTAAAGTGTAATTCCATCATCTTTTCCTTATGTCTCTCAGTTGCCTTAACTACCCAAAATAAATTGAAGGGTGCGCTGCGTTTCAACGTGCTTGCCATATTTGTCAAACACCTTGGTGCTTTTCTTGCCGAACATCACGCCCTCGATGAAGTAGTGCCAGTCACCAGTCTTGTTCAGAAACTCAGCAACAGCTTCTTTTGCAGACTCGATATCTACCTTGCCATTCCAAACCAAAACTTTGGTTTGCAGCGAGATACGGCGATTGGTGTTCCAGTTACGCTGGTTCACTTCGTAAACGCCGTCTGGAATGTTTTCGATCCTGCCTTCGTCATCGTCACCAGTTTGGTTATCTGCTACCCACTCATCCACGTCATCACTGCTCGTATCTGAGTAAATAGACCAAACAACATCGTTTCCTTTGTATTCGTAGCTCATCACATTTTCCTTATTGGTTATCCAAGACCCGTAGGTTTCGGGGCGGGAACCACCCGCCCAGCTCGTCAGTTGGAGTTAAGAACCAAGCTCAGGCATTTTGTCTTCGAGCAGTTCGAGAGTGAATGCGCGACCATATTTGTTGCGTAAAATTCGTTCGCCAGTGTCGCGGTTTGTCACGTTCCATTCGTTGCCACCGCTCGACCATACATTGATATGCTCCGCGCCTTTGACTACCCATTCGGCAGATTGATTGCCAAAGCCGTTGCCAGCCCAGTATGCGTCGTTGATTTTTTTGAGTTTGATCATCACGTTCTCCTTGTACGGGCCGCTTACGCGGCCTCCGTTCTTGTTTCTTTTTCTCTCCGAATGCGGCCAATTAGTTTGAAAGCCTGTATCGAAGCCCTGTTTGCGCGATCTGCCTTCGGAGCAAACTCGCTGTCTCGACCCAGCCTGTCGAAATGCTCTTCGGCTGCTAAAGCGAGAGTGCGAATCACGTCAAGCTGCTCTTCAGTCAGATTGCTGAGATCCATGTCGCCAATTTGATTGGCTGGCTCAGCCTCTTCGATCTTGACCACGCCGTCAGTGATGCGGCCCATGTTGGTGGGCGTACCGTTGAGCGGCGGAGCAATCCGCGCACCTTCCTCCGTTGGCACTTCTTTACCCTCCCAAACAGCGCGGGTAACTCGAATATCGAATCGAGTGCAGCCGATGGTTTGAAATCCCTCGACAACTCCCTCTGCAAAGCAAGCGTCTGGGCCTTCGATGTCTCGATGTGCTGCAAAATCAAAGCTGCGTACCTTGTCGCCAATCTTGATGTCTGTGTTCATGGTGTGGTTCCTTCGTTGTTGATGGCACCTATTATACAAATTACCGTGTCGTTGTATAGCTTTTTACAAAATTTATTTTGATAATTTCAGGACTCACAACCGATATCGTTGCGATAAATTAGGCGCGTAAAGCCACCGGTCTTGTTTTTCTGCACTCAGCCGGTCGAACCAGTGTTTATGGTCCCAGCTCGGGATCGTGTCCGAGTGAATTAACTGACCGCGCTTTCCCAAAACTTGCACCTTAAAAGCCTGGTGGCTTTCGAAGTCAGGGGCAAACGCGAACTCTTTGGCGGCGATGGTCGCTGCGTCTCTAGTTTTATGCCAACCCAAGATTTCATCAGAGTAGGGCTCTTTCACACCAGTCACGCTCCACTTTTTTGTGTCCGCGCACCAAGCGATTACAAGTTTGTCGTAAGTGAAGTCGAAAAGTCTCATGACGCTTCAACCCTTTTGTTTACAAACTCCCACTGGACCTTGGCATTCTCAGCCAGCTTCCTTGCGGCTATGTCTTTGAGGTAGACACTCACCCAATAAGCGTCTGTCTCAAACCAGTTATCGACCTCGCAAGACTGATACTCCCAGCACTTGATCATGTTGTAGATATCGTCGGCTCCAAGCTGGCAGCATCCGACGCCACTAAGCAAGCTTTGACTGAAACCGTCTGTGCTGTGCTTTAGGTTTGACAAGCACTGTTCGATAAACCCATTGAAGTCGCTTGGGTTTTCGTCGTACCTGGCAACCAGGCTGTCTATGTTTGCCTGGGCTAACAGTGCGACCAATTTTTCGGGATCGGTGTCGATTGAGCTTTTGGTCGAACAATTGTAAGCGTGATTGAACTTGTTGTTGTGGGCAAACTTTACGATCTCAGCTATGTGGTCCGTGTTTACTAAATATGCACTCATCATCTTCTCCCTTACCCGTTGTAGTTGTTGCGCAGTTCGACTTTGACGCCTACGTATCCTTCGTCACCGTAACCGCCCGCCCTTTCGAAAAACACACCCAACAAATCTTGAATCTCAAAAAGACGCTCACGTTGTTTCCGCGTCTCAGCACGCTCAAGGGCCTCCAAAGCCTCTGCATCAAAATCAGTGTCCGCTTCCTCAGACTGTCTTGCGATCGATCTATGCGTTCGATACGAATCAACCAAATGAGGAATGTTGATCGTTGCGATACGCTTCTCGCCATCCTCAGGCTGGTCAGTGTGCGTGTATATCTTGATGGCCGCTTCTGAATAGCCCTGATACCCGGCAATGTCTTTGTGCGCGACTTGATACGTCTCGGCGTGTTGGGGATCTTGCGCCTCAAGTTCGCCTACCTCCTTGCGCAGCGACTCGTTCTCCTTCTGCAGGAAACGTATCTGGTTTTCAAAAGAGTTGATGCGCTCGAGCTTTGCCTTATTACTTTCTTCGAAAGCCTCAGCGAGGTGAACCCGTCTGATCAGCTCCGCTTTGGTCAAATTTCCTAGTTTTTGAATTTTCTCTTTCATCACTTTTTCCTTTTTTGTTGATTGGGATCAGCCCCAACACGGCCAATTATACGCATTTGCGTGTCGATGTATACATTTTTACGCATTTATTTACGCAAATACCATGTTTTTTTTCGATGATGGTGGAAGTCCTCTAGAGTACCGACATCCGCTGTCGGCACCCAACCCCGCAAACTATCGCAAACGCTCTGTATGAACACCTCATGGGCGTCCGATTGCGCCCGACGTTTAGTAATGACGCCTTGGGCAACACAAGTTAGCACATGGACACGTCGATCATTTTTGCCTGTTGCGTGTCGAGTGACTTGGAACACCGGTCTGCCAATAAGTTTCGCCATCTAGTCTTCTCCAGACGATACGGGGGCTATCACTCCCGCCTTTATGAGGTCGACCGCGGTGCGCCCGAACCACCCTTGTAAACGCCAAGCTAACCCAGTGTCGACCAGGTGCTGCCAAGCCTCAATCACTTGATCGTCACTGTCCGCAGGCAAGAAGCCCTCTGCTATACCTGTTGCCAAAAAATCGTCCATGTCGTTGTCTCCTGGGCCGCTTACGCGGCCTCCTCTAAATGTGCAGCCTTGGTAGGCCGCTTGAAAAAACCAAATTTGTCATCGTCTTTCGATGGCTCTATTGCTGCGGTGAACGTCACGCGGTCGCCTCGCCCTACGTTCAAATTGCTAGGGATAGTCCCCCAAACTTTGAACCCACGATCGTCCTCTACCAGCATCTTCCAGGTGTTTCCGTAATAACCCTCTTGCAGCTTGATACCGAGAATTTTACCCGTGATTGCGATTCGCCCGGTTGGGCAAGGCTCGGCGGCGTCCAGCTTGGCCTGTTCAGCAGCTCGTTGAGCCGCAGCAGCTGCCACCCTGGGGGCCTCGAGGTAAGACGCGATAGCGTCGGCGACGTCTTTGCATCGCTCATCGATGTAGACGTAGACAAGGTGCTCGCCATCGCGATCCTCGAAAGGCTTCCCGGTGTGTATGTGAACAACGCCTGAAAGCGCTTCGATAACTGTATCGGCTCGTTCAACCGGGATGTAAGTGACCCGGCGCAAAGGGAAGCCCGTTCGCTTTTCTGCGTAATCGCGGCAAAAAAGATCGATTTCCTTGCTCCAGGGTAAGAACTCTCCGGCCATAAATTCACCTTCGCGAACGTCTTGGATTTCACCGTCAGCGTTGTAGAGGCACCATTCCCAATGATAGTTGTCGCAAGGCGCATGCATGCCGGCTGCGCTGAGTGTGGGTGCGAGGTCGCCGTTCGCTTCAGCGTTTTTTCTTAGCCGCTCGTCTCGCGCGGCCCTGGCTGCCGCGGATCTGGCGTCAAACTGTTCGATGCGGGAAGCTACGGTTTGAACCAGTTTTTGTAAATCTTGCATCATCATTTTCCGTTGTTGTTGGCGCTTATTATACCCATTCGCGTGTCGATGTATACTTTTTTGTACAAATTATTCGAACCAAAGTTCTGCGTTGTCTACCACTCGAGCTCGATCGTAAAGCCAGAAGACCAGGAGTAACCTGTCGCCCGAAAAGACCGGGAGCCCGCGATGAAGATTTGTGAAGCTAGGAAAAATCAAGGCATGGCCGCTGGGCAATGGATTTAACGTTCCCCACTGGTGGAATTCTGTTCCCCCGCCCTCGTACTCCCCTGTGTTCAAAGGCACCACAACTGAGATGTCAGCGCTTGAATCGTGATGCCAAGCGCCCTGTTTTTTGTCCTGCAAGTTGTAATTTGCTATTTGAATAGATCCTACGTCCGCGCAGTTGCGTTGGTACAACGCCCAAAAAATGGGGTTCAAAACATTCTTGACCACAAACCACATACTTCGCTGCAACTCAGGAACGTGCTCTGCCAAAACGATTTCTGGAATTTGCCTTAATTTGTCCTCTCCCGGATTGGGCTCGAAAGGTATCTCTTGTCGCATGTGACCAATTTCTTCTACCAGCATCTTGCAGAAAGAACGGCGAAAAAGCGGGACGCGGTAAATGTCCGGGAAAATCTTTTGCACATGGTCCTGAACCGCGGTCTTCTTCAAATCGAGCTGTCCTTGTGATGCTCTGAATTTAGCAATATCTGGCATCGACTCCTGGACCGCTTCATACAAAGATTGGTTGATCATCCAGTGCGAGCGCATGCTTAGCAGGTAGTTTTTGAGTTGATACATTTGTATAAAAATATGCTAAAGTTGGCACAATATAACAAATTTTTTGAGATAGCGTATGGAATGGACCACCCCAGACACCGCTGTTGCTGAAACTGAAGACCCAAGATTGCGAAGGAGTTTGGCAGTTGACCAGGTTACGTTTGATCGACTGAAGCAGCTCTGTGCCGAGGGTGAGCGCTCAAAAATCGCCCAGGTACGTATGCTGATAAATCGTGAATGGGAGCGCTTGGTGCAGGAAGGCCGTATTCATCGATGAAGCTATTTGCAAAAAAAACGCAGCAAGTGCCTGCTAGTTATCGGCCCGTCCTCGAGGCGACAGAGGTTTTGGACCTATTTACGCGCATGACACTGCATCAGCAATGCGCGTTATTAAGACTGCTCAGTCGTAACCTGTTGATCGAATCTCAGGGGGAAGTCCTGATGGGTTATGATTTCGAGTACAACGTCGAAGGCGCCATGATTGTGGCGCGTGACGTCGACGGGGTGATAGAGGCCTAAATCAACGCGCCTATGCCTGCTTGCCTAGCGGCGAGCTCCCTATCTTGATCGCTCGGCAGTATCGTTGGCGACAAAGCTGCAGAAGGAGTTGCTTGAGCTGGTGCTGTAGTCACTGGCAACGGTTCGAAAAAACCTGGTGTAGCACTTGCATCTGCTTGCATATCCTGGATGTCTCGGATCCTTTGTCTTAGATCCTGAGTCGCACGATCGGGTCTGCGGATCTGCCGTCTTTGCTCCTGACTGAGAGGACGAAAAGCTCTCCGGCCCGCCTCCTCTTGTTCTTCCTCGTCTTCGCGGAGTTGAGGTCGAAGAGCGGCCTGTGTCACGTCTTCGGCGGTGAGATTTCCCAAAATAGTGGCTCGAGCATCTTCTGAAAACAGAGGACTTCTCATCTCTGTTATTTTTCCGCGAATGATATCGGCAACAAAACCTTTTTGTTTTCTTGCGCTCAGTTGCTCGGCACTTTCCTCCAACAAAGCTCGAGCTACTCGGGCGTCTGGCGTCAAACCAAATTGTGGCACAGAGTGTAGCCCTAGCTGCTGAAGGAAACCCTGAATGATATAACCAGTAGCGCTAGGGTTTTTTCTTAGCTCCGCGGCTAATGTGGGTAACACATCGTTTTTGAGATCTTTGACCTTTTTAATTTCATCAGCGGTAAATAATCGTTCGATAATGTCTTTCTGTTTGGTGAACACCTCGTCGAAATTTTTCGCTATGGAAAGGCGCGAGATCTTGCCGCCTGTGCCGGCGAAGGCCCGAGTAAGCACACCATCTCGCAACAGTCCGCGAACTCGAGTCATTTCGTCCTCTGGCAAAATCTTTTGCAACTCATCAATCAGCAGGCCCATGTGTTTGCGTGGCTGCAATAAATTTTTGCCGAACAACAGATTCAGCACTTCGAGTGTGTCGTATTCTGTGTTGGCTAAGGTCCTAAGCCCCTTTTGCACCGCCTTTTCTGCGTCTGGCAACTTACGTAAAGCAGCGATGGGTCGCCCACCCGACAACGCGTTGTATTCGCTATATAATTTTCCGGCCTGGCGTAGATCGTCTATAAATTTGGTATCACCGCTAACCAAACCCGCTGTAATCGCTTCGTCGATGCCTTCGTCTAATCTTGTTTTCAGCTGGGTCAGAATGCGCTTATCTGAGCCTTGAGCGTTCCCGATTTTGTATCCTAGGTTGTCTCGAAAACGAGATATTTGGTCGATTGTTTGCTCGGGGAAGTTTTTGCGTCCTGTCGCTTGCCGATTGATTTTTTTGAGCATGTCGAAAACAGGTTTCAACTGGTCGTTCTGATTGAGCAGCGAAGGGTAAATCCCCTCATCGATGGTCACATAATCCATCATGTTTTGAGTAATTCGTTTAATCGCTTCAGGCCCAAACCGCGGCTTGCTTTCGTCCTGCGCTTGTTTCAACGCGTCATATATGAGCTGCGATTGTTCGTTTTTGTCTGCTGCTAAATCTGAGACAATTTTCTGGATCTCAGCTCCTGCTTCGGCCGGAACTTGATAGTAGTTTTCTGCCACTACGCCGACACCAAGTTCGTTTTGCAGGTCTCTCGCTGCAGACTCAATCATCTCCATTTGGTCTCGATCGAACTGCTTAAGCGTTTCCTGAGCGGTCGTATCGGCGTTACCGAATCTAATCAAATCTTCGGTCGCTAGTTGTGGGGTAAAATCTTTCGCTCTGGGATCTTGTATTGGGCTGTATCTTTGTCCCAGCGTCAACGGAAAGCGAGATTTGTTGATCTGCTCGGGAGTGATCCGGGGGAAAGGATTATATTTGCCTGCTCGCTCAACCAGTTTTTTGGTAATGTCTCCGCCTTTGTCGGCAGCTGTCTCGATTGTTTTTCCGGCAACCTTCAAAACTTTTGGCAAAGTATAATCTATCGCTACGTCTTGAAGCGCCAAAGTAGCGATGTCTCCAACAACCTCTGAAGGCGCCTCATCACGAGCTGCGACTGTTTTTGGCGTGACCAACGCTTCACCCGCCCGCAGCGTGGCTTCTGTCGTTGGATAAGCAACCGCGCCCCTCGCTGCTGTGCCGGTAACTGTTTTCGCCCCTCCAACGAAACGGCTGGCTGGTGAATACTTCGCTACTTCTCCAAGAAACGTGCTGAAATCCTGTTCGCTGAAACCAGGCTTGTTAACGTAATACGGCACATCGTTCCAAAAAACGATAGGCAGTCCGAAATCGTCTACGAACACGCCGCCAAATTTTTCATCGTCACCAAATGAGGCTTCGAATATTTCGGCCTTGCCCAAGTCATCACTGGTCAGCATTGCCTTGATGTTCGGCATCAATCGTCTGAAAAAAGATGGCATGTCAGCACCGGGCATATCTGTAAGCTCGGGCAACTCTGGAAACTGTATCGGTGCGTCTGCACCTGTTGCAGCCGCAAAAATTTTGCCTGGGTAAGACACGACGTTTCCAAGTGCTTCTTGTACCCGAGCCCCTAAACCCTTCTCGAAACTGTCCTCTACATTTGCTGGCAAAGGCTGTTGTCGATCGGACGGTTCGTACGTTGAAAAATCATCTGGTAGAGGTATAGCCATAATTAGAAGTCCATCCCTTTGATGATGTAGACGTCTGTGATCGGATTTCCACTCTTATCCACGTAGAGGGGATCCAAAGGATTGTTTTTGATTATGGCGCCCCGCGGTAAAGAATCGGTCCAGCGCTGCAATTCTTCCGAATCGTTTGTGTCGCCCTCGTATTGCTCGAAAAGACTATTATCGACCTCTTGAATCGCCGCGGTGATTTCCGCAGGGCTGCGCACTGATTCGTCGTAAAGCATGCTTTGCAGTATTTGTAATTGTTTGGCCTGAATGTCCGCTCGCTTTATAAGCATGTAGGCCGCCAAATAATTCGACTTGGGCGTTTTTTCGGCTGAAATAAGGCCTGACAACATGGCGCGAAACTCCATGTCTGAGGTCGAACCAGAGCCGGCTACACGTAACGTTGGAGCCAACCGGTTCGCAATCGACAAAATTACCTCGAGGTCTTCCATGCCCTCGACGTCAACCCCGAAAGCGTCGCCCAAAATAAATTTCAAATTAGCTATACGACCCTGAAAGGGGCCTGTCTCAGCTTTCCCGTCCAAGAGCAGCGCCAAAGCCGTCCTCAAATCGGGTATGACGCTAGACTGCAGCTGACGTAAATTTTGCGCCTCTTCCTGCAAGGATTTTTCCGATGCCTCTCGATAACCGGCCATAGGCACCTTTGCGTAATCCTTATTTGGTTTCGCAATGATCGTAATAGGGTTGCCGGCATCGTCATACAGAACGCTGAAATCAGTAAAAGACTGGCCGACAATGACGGACTTGCCCTGCAATTTTTCATCGTCGGTTGAAAACTTTTCTACCACCTTGTTGAATTCGTCTGGCTTGAGGCGCTTCAAATCCGGCGCTACCAGCTCAAAACGCTTTCTGGCTTCGTCAGGACTCATGTAAACCGCCTGTCCGAAATCTGCGACCGGTGATACCTCTTGCCCCTCGAGCTGTTCCTGCACGTCTTGGAGGTAACCTGGAAGTTCATACTGCGTCAAAAAGACTGTTTCTCCGGCAGGTATGCGCTCATTTCGCACAGTAATACCGTTGGGGTTTTTTACGACATACTGCTTGTATCTCGCCTCTGCTATACGCTTTGCCCGAGCAATGCGGTATTCATTCATGAGAGATGCGGACTTATCTTCGTCTGCTTTGGCCAGTTCAAACGCTTTCAAAGCGATTGCCCTGTCTTCTTGTTCTTGTTCTCGACGCCGCTTTCTCTCCGCGTCACTGAACTGTGCAAAACCCAAACCCAACGTGCGGAACGCACCGGCTCTGGGATCGGCTGTCAGCATGGTCTGACCAACCGTACTTGCCAGGTCGAAAAGCTTTTGTCTTTGAGTTCTTCTATCTCTCCCTGTCAGATTACGTAGCACATTCGCGTATTCAGAAATTTTTTCTTGAGATGGAGTGCTGAAGAATGACAACTGGCTCGTTGGAGCTGGTGGCTGTTGTTTCTGTTCGTCCAACCTCAAAGGTTGTAACCCTGTGCCAGCGCCAAACTCTTCGAAAGGATCAAGTGATGCAATACCCGCGTCCGCGAAACCTTTCACCTGCTTTTCCATTTGCGCTCTAGAAATCGCCATCAGCTAGTCGCTGCCGTTTGTCTTTGCGGTTGACCGTAAAAATTTCCAAGAGCCCCCAAAGTGCTCAAGCCGGTGCCTAAACCTGCTTGGAGGGCGCTAGCTGGCTGACCGAACGTCGTTTGGGTCTGAGAGAAACCTTGGGGAACCATGCCTACGAACGGCGCTAACGCTTGATACTGCGCGAGGGGAGCTTGTTGAGCTTGAAGAAGCGCTGCACGCTGAGCATCCAACTCTCTTTGTCGTTGTTGTTGGGCTTGTTGTCCGATGCCCGATAACAATCCAACGTCTGCAGCACTTGCTGCTTGCGCTTGCTGTCCTAAGCCGGTAAGGAAGCCTCCTAACCCTTGTCTTGCCTGCTGCAGCTGTCTGCCCGCGGCGGCTTGCGTTGCCCCCGTTTGGCCGAACTGGCCGGCGAGAGCCCCTGCAACGCCTAACCCTTGTTGCGCTGCAGCTGATCGAGCCGCAGCTGCTTGTTGACCGGTTTGTCCTAAAGTCTGTCCCAACCCGGTGCCGGCTGCGAATCTTTGTTGTGCTGCGGTCCCCAGTTGACCAGCTAAAGCCTGTTGGGCGCCTAGACCCTGAGCGGCCGTTTGCCCCATCTGTTGACCTAATTGTTGTTGGCTTGCGAGCTGTTGAGCTGCTGTCTGTTGAATCAAATTGCCAAACCCGGTGCCTGCACCCAACCTTTGTTGAGCGGCCGACGACAGTTGTCCTGCTAACCCAGATCGAGCACCGAACCTTTGGCCGCCGAGAGACGCTAAACCTGAAGCTGCTCCCCTGGCCGCTTGTCGCGCCCTTTCGTCTTCACTGATTGCGGTCTGCTGGGCTCTCTGGAAGCCCGCAGAGCGGATTCCAGCTAGTTCTTGTGCAAGACCCCTGCCTAATGATTCTGCTCGCTCAGACGCCTGTAAACGCGCACGAGAGCCAAACGCAGACTCTCCGCCTGTTTGTATGTCTCGAGCAGTTTGCGCCTGGTCCGCCTGCGCGAGACGCTCCAACGCGTCGTCTACGGTTTGTTGAACCACTTGCTCCTCAAAGGGATCAAAAAACCGCTGCGTTGCAGCCGTTGCGTCAAAATCGCCGGTGGTGCCGCGAAGCAGTTCTTCAGACTCCCTCAAGCCTCGAGATAATTCCTCTGTGCTTATCGCTCCTAATCCAACAGCGTCGGTAATATCCCTACCAAATTCATCAAAAGTTCTGCGGCCAACCTGACGGGCCCTACCTAGATCCATACCGAATTGATCGGCTGCCGTCCGTCCGAGACGTTCTCTTTCACCTAGCTGATCTATGAATTGTCGAGTAGCGCCTGTTTGAAACCCAGCAAGGTCAGCTAAATCGCCTCGCAGTCTTTCTTCTGCAGTGATTGCCCGTGCGCGTTGCTCCTCGGTACCTGCTAACGCGTCTAACAACCCTCGGTCTCTTTGATCTAAGGCAAACCGAGAGCCTTCTTGTATTGCTTGCAAGGCGCGAGCTTGTGCAATCGCCTCGTCTGTCAAACCCGCTTCTAGCGCGCCAATGCCGGCTGTACCTTGCCTAACCGCTTCCTCAATAAATGGGTCTTGCACACCGATTGACTGACGCGCTAACTGAGCTGCTCGAATTTGATCGGGGCTGAGTCCTGCAATTTCTTGGCCGATGACGATCGGTCTGCCCTCTTCATCGAAGAACGTACGTTCTGCCGCCTGGAAGGCTCCAGGGATAAACCCACCCTGGCCATCGAGGCCGAACAACAATTGTTGAGTGATGGGATCTAACTGACGGTCTGATCTTTGTACGGACTCAACAAACGGGAACTCTGTCTCGGCCATCGTTATGCCCTCAGCTGCGCGAAATCTTTGAATAGATCCATCATGTCGTACATGAGCTTCGTTCCTCGCTCACGGCTTTCTTCACCGTTGGGCGTTAAAGTAATAATACCCCCAGCGCCTTTTGCCATGTCGAACGCCCCAGCGCCTCGGACAGCTTGCCCCGTCATAACGAATTCTCCGTCACTGAGCATTGCTGGGATGTCGTCGCTACGCTCAGTGCCAGGACCTTCGATCTTGCCGTCCATCCGCTCGAAATCTTGCATGGCGACGTTGCCACCTTCTGCGAAGGCCATCACTGGGCCGCCATATCTCATCATGATCATGTCATCTTCGTTGATCTTCACCGTTTGAGTAACCGGCTGACCATCGACCATTACTGTCTGCTGTGGTTCTCCCCTCGGCGTAGGTGTTGGCCTACCCCCGCTCAAAGTCGGCAGCGTTCCTTGCGGCAATAATCCAAATTCAACAGGGTTTGGCGCTTCTTTACCCATTCGTCGAGCGATTTCAGCTTCGATGTTGTAACGGCCAGCTGCGTCCATCTGTGTAAGGGGCGTCAGCGGCACGCCTCTGCGGTCCTTTGCCGCGTCGTATGCAAGTTTACCTAGAACGCCTGCGGCTCCTAATGAGGCTATATCTCGCGCTCCGAAACCGCCTCCAGCTCCGCCACCAAGGAAAGTCGCGGCAAAACGTTCGACAAGCCCTGGGTTTTGCTTTTGAACTTCCTCGTAAATCTCTTTATCAGAGGCTCCTGATTCTCTTGCTGTAGATACGGCTTTTTCCTGTTGTGGACCCGTACTTGCCAATTTATCCAAAAATTTCCGGAAAAAATCTGAGCTGCCCTCTTGACCGGTTATGCCACCGTAAGTAGATCCTTTTCCACCCAGGAGACCTCCAGCAAGCGGGTTTTTCAAAGCACCACCAATGGTGCTCAACACACCGCTCTTACCGGCTTGGATAGCCCCCTGTGCTGCCGGAGACAACCCGGGAATGCCTAGACTGCCGAGACCTTTTACCGCGGCACCAATACCGCTAACTGCCTCAGACAAGATAGGCACTTTAGCCAAAGCAGCCCCCGCTAATCCGCCAATACCGCCGAGTGCCGCACCCAGAGCCGTGCCGATACCAGGTATAAACATAGCTACAGGCGCAACCTTTTTGACAACCTTTTTCAGGCTTTTGAAGGTCTTTTTGAACCAACCGAACTCTTCTAAACCTGTCGAGGGATTCAAGCTGGCAATCCCTAGCCCCACTACATATCGCTCGGGATCCAAATCCAGATCTTCGAATCTGGCTTCGACTGCTTGTTCAAAGGTCGCGTCGTCAAACATTTCGGGTGGCAAAATAACTTCACCCGGTCTTAAATGAGCAAGTGTGGTGTCTTCACCCCTGCCTTGTGCGGCCAGCTGCATTGCAAGCTCGGACATCGGAGCTTGTGATTTGACCTGTAAAGACTCTGCCATTTGACCGGCTTTCTCGGCCTCGGCCGGGTCCATCGCCGTGTCTCGCGCTTTGAGCAATTCGTTGATTGCCGCTTCTAAATCTGCGTTACTTGCCTCCGGTGCGGGCCCCGCGAGGACCGGGTCGGACATCATCATGTCCGTCATGTCTACTTCGCCGCCGCTTTGCATTTGCATAGGCGAAACGGCACCCATGCCCATCAACGCGTCGATTCTATCCTGGAGCATTTTGTTCATGATATCGTCACCGTAACGGCGCCTACAGCGCTAGTCATTGCCAAGCCGGTCGGGTATGTCTGGTGCGAGTACAGGTCCCGCAAACGTGTCCCGTCGAAAGCCTGATGAATCTGTGTCGTAGTATTGAATATTACCGCACCCGTCGCAAATTGTAGCTCACTGATTTCTGTTGCGTTGAAATGCGGGCTGATGTTGATATCCACCGCCCCCAGGTTCAGCTCTAGCACTCGAACCATGCGATTGAACACGTCTGCATTTACCGTTTCGCCCTGCGCTAACGGCAGTCGCGTCGGTAAAAGCTTGCTCATCCTCTGCGACCACTCGGAGCTATATCAATACGAGTGCTACCCAAACGCCACTTGTAACCTAATTGATTGTCTGTGGTATTGTCATCGTCAGATTCAAATCGGAAAACTAGCTGCCGAGCTCTGCTGCGCACATTCGTAAACGTGCTGGTAGATGTCACCTGTGTTGTGGAATCTGTCGTCAGCGTTTCTCCTGGAAAATTACGACGTTTCAAAACGATGTTCATTGCGGGGGTATTTGTCAGCCCGGCGTCCTGAACAAACTTCATGTCAGGAATTACTTTGCTTACCAAGCTGAACGCTTCGCCATTCGCGATGTCCAGGTCCCCACTCTCAATAAAAACATTGGTCATCGGATCAGCATTATCGTCGTAGCCGATTTCATGTTCGAAAACGCATTGCTCACTGTTGCTTACCGCAGTAGCCAACGGAAGATCCTCTATACCTGCGTCAAGCCAAGCAAAACGAGTCAGACTGCCGATTGACCAATGGTTCTCCTCATAAGAATAGATGACATATCGGCTGATTTCGCCAGTGCCGTCTGTTTTACTCGGATAGAAAAACCAAAACTCTCCGTATTCGCTGTTTACTCCCATGTGGCATTTGAAAGCTTGCCCCAGATCTAAATCGTTAAACACGTACTCTTGAACTGAGCATGGGAGTTTCTGAACGGAGCCGTTGTAAAAATAGAACGAGTTTTTACTGGCGAAATAAACACCGTTTGGGGCGTTAGCTGCGGCTTTTGGTCCAATGAGACCACTGCCCTCGTTGACTAAATTTACTGCAAAAGTGAGCGGTGGTCCGATGAAATTCATGCTGTACAGAGACGTGTCTGTCCAGATCAAAATTTCTTGGCGGCTCTTGATGCCACCTACGATGAAGGACCCCGAGCTGAGCCGTACAGACCCAGCGCTGTTAGTACTAGTGGGCAAAAAATCTAGTTCGTTTTCAGAGTCGCTGAAAGCAACTAGCATTGGGTCTACGACGCCTGTACGACTACCACTGGAGAGAGGGTCAGATCCCAGAACAATCAAATGGCGATCGGTCTCAGAGGTGATTACCTGAAGCCCTACGGTGGGCACGCCGCTTGCACCACTTACACCAGATAATTCTAAAGCGCGGACTCCAACGCCGTTGTTTTCGACCCAGCGGAAAATGCCGGCTCCTCTCGGGTTGATTATTAAGTTTTCGCCGTAGTTATCATGAGTCCAGATGCGTAATTGGTTGATCGAACTGATAGAAGAAGCGCTGCCCCAGCCACCGGCGCCCCAAGTCCCTAACCCCCAACCACTTGATGCTACAAACGTATCGAGCCCGACATTGATTTGGTAAACCCCGACAGTGCTACTACCGCCGTTTCCAGAATCACTGCTGTTCGCCGTGACAGTCGAACCTGAGGTGTCCTTGGCTGTAATTTCATAGGTGTTTGCTCCAGTCACCAAGTCGATTTGGTATTCTTGGTTGAGAACCGCGGCAGTGATATTACCCCCGAGACTAGTAGCGCTAGAAAAAGTAACAAAATCGTTATTCACGGCACCGTGCGCCGTATCAGTAACTGTAACCGTGCTGCTCCCATCGCTTGCAGAAAATGTTACATCGCCAGCACTGGTGGTGGATCGGATAGGAGTGACGTCATTATATGACTCTCCTTCTTCGATGTAGTACTTGAAGGTTGTGCCCACACCCAAAAATCGGGTGCCGCCCAAAGAGATCCAGCTATGAAGAGCTCGGCCTGTGCCCAAGTAAGAGCTGGTCCCAGACTTAAGCCAGCCGCCGACTTTTTCCGCTCGACCTTTACGGAACCGGACTAGATTTGCGTCTACCCAACCGCCCTTAGCGGCATAGTCGGTGCTTTCTTTATTGACACCTGCTTGAAACTCTAAAAGTTGTAATGCCATGCATCACGCTAGTCTGATGATGGCCCCTGTCGCAGTCGGCGACGGGAAGACAACGGTGAAGTCGCCCGCAGTAGAGGTCTTGTCGCCACCGAAATCAACGACAGCGCACGCTTTGTCGCTTTGCGTGTCATTATAAATTAGCATTCCGCGCGCCGTGATAGTAGCAGTGGAAAATGTCGCGTCGGCAAAATCGCACACCGCTGTCGTCCCGGACGTTGTCGGGGTAACCGATGTGATCGTTATTCCCCCCGAAGAGTAATTGGTGCCACTCGCTTGCCCTGTAGTCGTAAACGCCGTCGTTGACGCGCCTAGCGTTGCGCTCGAAGTGTACAAAGCTAATTTGAAAGCGTTGCCACTAGTAGCGGTAAAATTATGGGTGCCTACCAAAAGCTCTTGTTTGAAGGAAGTGGGTATAGCCGAGGTGATAGCCATGTTATAACTCCTTTATGATACCCGCCATATCATCATGCCCTTGGCTTGCTAGCAAGCCCCTGATAGTAACTCGATCAGAGGCGATGGCGTTTTTGATTGCGATGAGTATAAGGGTATACACCTGGTTTCGAAAAGCCTCTGCCTGTAATCTTACATGAGGATCTGCTTCCTGACTGATCCCCAATATTTTGCGAGTCACCTGCTCCGCCCAAAACTCTGCGTCATGGCCCGCGTTTTCGGTCGTAGAGACCAGGACTTGGCCTACCTGAAATGTGCCCTGTGACATATTTATCCTTTGTATGGCTCTGGGCTAGCCATCACCTCGATGGTTTCAAGGTTGTGTTTCTTGACCATCGACGCGAGCTCTGATCGATTACAAACAACCCACTCTCCTTGCGGATCCGGCATCGCTATTTTGGGATTATCTAAACGATGATACCCATACAAACGCTCCTCCACCTCAACGTTCTGGTCTAGAAGAGAGGATCTGGGGCTGACACCAACGCTTATTTCCATGGAGATGCACTTACAAATCCAAAACTCCAGACACGCCCTGCCGGCTTCTGCAAAGTGCAGATTGTGTTTGTACGAAAAATCCATGCCAAAAAGGTCAATATGCCCTACCTTCTGGTAGGCAGCGAAAGCAACCGCATAAGCAACCGTCGTGTTTAGGTAAGCGCATCTTTGATCTTTGATGACGTCGGTTAAGGGATATTCGACCGCAGCAGGCACCCTTGGATCTAACTCGCAGGTGTAAATCGGTTTCGAAAAACTGGGCAACACCTTGCGCATGACTTCGGTCTGATTTCCCGCATCATTTGTATCGAGAAATCTGCTCGCGGGGTCCAACATGAAGACACGGTCACACGCGAAGACTGATAAGGCAGAGTTGATCACCCAAACCTCATCCCACGTTTTGCTGTTTTCTACACCGATTACGTAATCAATCTGAGACGCGCCCAAACCTATGATGGCAACTCGCTTGCCCTCTAATTCAGGGATACGGGACACTAACTGATACCAATGCGCAGCAAGTCGTAACGATATTCGTCTCGACTCTCACGGCCCTCGCTTTGGTTCTTCATCCTAGCAATCGCCTCTTTGAACCGCCCCTCAAAATTCCCTATGACGTCAGGAGCTTCTTTCAAAAAAACAGCCGCTTCTACCAGGGTGCCATAAAAGAGGGCGTCGGGATGCTCATCAGACAAAATAGTTGTTCCAGAGTCGCTGCCTGACGTCAAAGACGCCGGTTTGTGGAGATAGTGTAGCTCTGCGGTGTAGCCGCTATTTGGCACGGGCGCTAGTTCAAAGGCTGTATCATCGAACAAACTGTAGTACCGAGGTCTACCTGTTGTTGTGGTCGTCGGACTGAAAGCTTTCAAAAAACTTGGGTGTTTGAAATCCAAATAGTGGTATTTGTTGTTACTATCAATTACAGCCAAGCTGAACGGCGCAAAAAAATCACTGGGAGTCGCTAAAAAACGGTTGCTAGTGGTAACCGTCCCCTGAACATTTTTGCGTTGCGAGGGCAGCTGGACCATTTTAAATATACGACTTTCAGACTCTTTGATGAACGTGTTCAAATTATTGTTGAAGGTCGTTTCATTGACCTGCAAGTAATCCTGCACGGTGGACTTAAGAGTCGCTAGGGTAAAGCTCATGTGATGGTGATCTCCACGGTTCCAACGCCGGCTGTAATTGCAAAAGTTTGCAAAGTTGTACCTAATTTACCACTTCCGACGTTAGTGTAAACACTGAAAAATTTATTATCCTCGCCATCGGAAGAGGGGTCTGGCCTGGCTTCTTTCAGCGCTTGCGGATCAATCGGAGTAGGCTTTTTCATCAGCTGGGGGTGCTTCGGTGACCATTGATCCGGGCCCACCAATAGACCGTTCCAGGTCTTTTTCATATCACGCAAGCGATATCGAAACCCCGTGATATCGCAAATCCCATAAGCGTTCTTGTTGCTAGAGAAAGCCATAATTAGGCGATGTTATAATTACGCAAATCTGGCGCAACGCGAAAGCTCGCCCGCTCCTCGTCTTGTGATAAGGCTCTATCGAACTCCTCTTCATACAGCGCCTTCAACATTTGTACTTTCTCAGGAGCGCGCTTCAAAGCCAAATAATATGCTAGACCCGCCGCAAGGCAGGGAAAAAATCGGAAGGGTATTTCAAGCGTATCGACGCCAACGTCCGCATCGTCCATACGAGACAGGACATTGAGGTGGATAGTATACGTACTGTTTTTATCTGGCGCCGGCCACACAGTCACCGTTGGCGAAAGTTTTTTCTGAACCAAAAATTGGTTCGGCTTACCAGTGCTCGTTTTTGTTGAAATGTGCGCATACTCGGCACGAGACATTCTGCTGAGGGGCACGTCTGTCGTTTGACCGCCTATCGTTTCACGTATGAAAACGTCTAGAACGTCAATCGTCGCTGTAGGATTTGTAGAATCAATTGTATATTCGGTGGTGTCTTTCACCATCGAAATAGTTTTTTGTGCGACTGTCCATTGGTTCAACCCCCGGTTTGACCATTCGGCTAGCATGAGATTCAGCGACCGTGTGGCACTTTTCAAGTCGTACCCTGTGCGGAGCTCCAGCCCGCAACGCTCAAAAGCTTCCTCGATGTAATCTGCTACATCTAGTTCGAAATCCTTACTTCCGCTTGTTGCCATTCTTCTTCTCTGGGGCATAAAGGTTATCGAACACCTTATTCACATCTAAAGTGTAGTCAAGATCGCTCTTGCTGTAGTGAATGTGCTGACTAGGTCGAAAATCCGGGGCTCCCTCGCCAACCGAGAACCATGCGGGGTGCGTCACTCGGACTCTGTTATTTGGAAGGGCGACGATGTTGCCCGTCCAGTCACCTGCTTCTAACAATTGCATTACATGCGATTGTTTGTGCTGGGCAGGGTCGTCGGCTATCTCGTTCTCCGCGTAGTCAACCGTGAACAGATATTTGGCCGGATAAAATTCACCATCAATTTTTGCAATCCAGGGGCACGGGGTGCAACGATCGAGCACATAAACGGCATGATGATGAGATGAGCAATCCCATGGCTGTGCGGCCCAAACCGGCATGGGGTCAGGCCAACCCTCATAATCTGTGTCTCCCGCTAACGCTGTTATGGGCATCCGTGCCCACATAGCGCCGCCATGGACGTTTGGCTCGTCGTCTTCGCATTCAGCTCCGGTGAAAATAACTTGGAAGCTCAAGCACCGAGTTGGCATGGTTGTGACGGCAATTGCCATAGCGTGCAAAAACTCACCATGGTATTGCTCGTGATTATGCGTGTACTCTTTCCGCACCCAGCATTTGAAATACGGGATGTTCGATTGTAGATAAGCCACTACCGGCCGAAAAGGCCGCTATTTTTGTTGGAGGGCTTCTTCATCATTTTGACAGAGCCGCCTTTCTTCATACCTCCAGGCTTCTTGATCGTGCCGCCTTTGTCCATTTTGGTTGGCGGCTTTTTCATCGTTCCGCCCTTGTTCATTTTGCCGGGTCCCACTTTTTTCATGGTCCCACCTTTTTTCATGCCGCCTGGCATTTTGATTTTTTTCTTTTTCATGGCGCCGCCTTTTTGCATCTTGCCAGGCTTCTTCATCGCCATGCCTTTATTTGTCATTTTGTGTCCGGCCATTTTGTCCTCCTACTAGGAACGTGGGACTCTCGTCATTTTTTGTTTGTTGGGCATGATCGCACCACACCCGCGGGCTTGAACCATCGTAACATCACCGCCATTCGCTTTGCGCACGATCCGTCGACCTTTCGCTGATGCTGGCGAGGTATAAGTTCTGACGTTTGTCGGTTTACCACCCACACCCTGCGGTTTGGCTCTTTTGCGTCTCACTGCGCTTTTGCGCTCCGCCTCGGTCATCTGCTTGGCTTCCGCCCTCGGCACACACTTTGGGTAAGAACGCTTAGTCCCTTTTGCTTGAGCGCGTCCACAAGACTGAAACTTACCGTCTTTTTTCGGAGCGCCGATATCGACCCAATCGCCACCTTTCCCTTTGCCGAACCACTTTTTCAGGCCGCCTTGTGGTTTACCCACGGGGTACTCGGGTCATTTTTTGTTTTTCTGGCATAATAGCTCCACACCCACGGCTCTGCACCATGACCGTGCCGCCGTTTTTCATGGGTTTGGCCTGCCGGGCCATGCTTTTTGCAATCGCTGTCCCGCGCTTGCGCTCATAGGCGCTAAGCTTGCCGTCTTTGTCGAGGTCGCTTTTCACAGGGTCAAGCGTGACCTCTCCGCCGATAGCGCCTTTGTACTTGCCCCCAAGGCGCTTATATTCTTGGACGAGGTAACCCGAGGCATAAGCTGACGGGAAGACGTCGAATTTGGCTTTTGCTTTTCTCTTAGCCTGTCTGTAGAGAGACGGGTTAGCTACATTGTCTGGTACTTCGCTTGCCATGCTTACCTCGTAAATCTATTGAAACGAATAGGTGCGGTCATGACCGGCAATGGTTTTCGAGCCGGCATTTGACGCTTCACTTTTGGAGTGGTTGGTGTCAACGGAACAATTCCTTCAGGCTTAGGCGTACGATCAGCTCGAATGGCTACGTTGCCCACTACCGGCGTCCCGCCCGCAGACCCGTTGGCGGCTTTCAAGCCGACTAAACTGGGAAAAAATCCACCAATCGACGTACTAGGACTAGACGCTTGCGACAATTTTGACATCAATCCTCCACCATCCGGGCTGTCGTCTTTGCGCATACTAAATCCAGCAAAATTGTCCATCAGATTTTGATCCTTGAAGTTCGGAATGATCGGCTTGTCCGCACTTGTTTGAATGACCCCTACTGATGTCTCTGGTATAAAAGCACCTGCGCGACTCGTCATTTGATTCTGTCGTGGCGTCGGAACCGCAATCGTGTCTCTGATATCCGAGGACGGGTTGAACTGCTGCATCGGTCTCGGATCATCGAAAAGACCCAAAGCATCTGCTTGGCCGTCCGACAGGTTCATGTATGCGGCCAAAGCGTCACCCTCCGGCTCAACCGAGATGTCTTGCTGGCCTTCTGCGGAGCCAACTGTAACTGGCGTTGTAGTCTCTGCGGGTGCTGCCTGCTGTTGCGGTAGGTTCGCCATAATGTCGTCAGTGATCTGCTTGCGCAGCGCCTCAATGTCTATTTGTTGTGGTATTTGCCCTCTCAAAGCCTCTATTTGCTGCTGGATTGGGTCAACCGCCGATGAGATGGCTTGCGCTCTTTCTGCACTCAGAGGATCAATCGCCGCTTGTATGGCGGCCGCCCGTTCTGTTGAAATTCTATCGGGGTCCACCAGTTGAGACCTTATGCCCTCGAGTTGTCGCGAAAGCTCGTCGCTTGTCACCCTATCGCCCAGCGCCCGCTCTAGATCTTCTGGCGTAACTGCTTGACCGGTCAACTGCTCGATTCTCCTGGCGAGCTCCGCCCGCTCTGTATCTGCAGTTTGGGCAAGCGTCGCGCTACTGTTGGAGAGTTGCTCGATACGGGCATCGATGTCATCAAAAGGCAGTTGCCCAATTTCTTCTCGTAGGGACCCGATTTTCTCCTCTAAATCAGTTAGAGCGGTTTCTCTTTCGCCTCGGAGTAACTCAGCCTGTCTTTCAGTTTCGGTCCCTACGCTTTCTGAGACGGTTTCGAGCTCTGCCGACAAATCGTTGATTTTGCTCTGCAGCTCACTGCCAGCGTTCCTCTGCTCTTCACTCAAGGAGGCTTCTTGTTCGGCAAGCTCCGAACGAATTTCAGTAGAAATACTGCCCAGGTCGTCGTTCAAACCCGATATTCTTTCTCTGAGATTTTCAACGATGCTCGTCTGCCGGGCCTCTAAATCCCCAAGCGCGCCAGTTTGCGCGGCCTCTACTCTAGCTTGAGACTCGAGAAGATCTGCTCTAGCAGAGTCGATATTTGCTTGAAGCGTATCTACCAGGGCCTGTTGCTCTGCTCTAAGATCAGCGCGCTCAGCTACTCCCAAATCTCGCAACTCAGACTGCTCTGCCGCAATGTTCTCTCGAACGTTCGACAATCTTTCTTCCAACGCCCTCACTACATTTGAGCGTTCTGCTGCTTCAGCCTCTGCTGCCGTAGAAAGCTGCTCCTGGAGGGTATCGCGCAACGTATCTAGCGCTGCTTGTCGATCGGATTGCTGTTGAGCTATTTGCTCATCAATCAAATTTTGAAGCTCAGTGGCTCGTTGACCTTGATCAAAGTCGGCAAAATCTAAGGTTCTGACGGTCGGCAAAACAGGATCAGGTCGAGGGCCTCGATCAAATACTGGACGATTAAGAAAAAAATCTTGGAGCCCACTGAACGGGGTTGCACCGCTAGAGTACTCCGCTATAGCTTGCTCGAGGTCCGTCTCTGCCATGAGTGTTACCTACTATTTTTGGCCGGCCATCCGCGGCAAGACCAATATCTCGCCGTCAATTTGTCCTTGGCTGTTGAACACTTGTGTCTAGCGCGAAAGCTGCGGTTACGCTCAGGGTCGTTAGTGCGGATTCGCATATTAGGATCACCGTATCGCACTAATTTCACTTCGTTGCCTTGTCTTGCCAGCACTGCAAATTTTTTATTTTCGCCTGGCGTTCTCTTCGGCTTATTGAAACCGGCAAAAGTCTCTCCCCTATAGGAGACCCTGCCAGATTCTGTTTTTTTTACGTCTTTTGTAGTTGCCATCAACCGTAAGACTTGATCAGCTCGAGAATGATCATATAGGTATCACCGCTGCTATGACCAACCGTGGTGAAATCTAAATCACCCGTTTTACCACTGCCTGCGTTGTTTGGTATCCCCGAAAAAGCGGAATAATCGTGATATCCGTTCGAGTCTTCACTCAGGCCGATTGCTAATACGTTGGACGTAGCATCAAACTCAATCTTCACGCTTAGCCCGGTACACTGCCACCATATTCGATTGATGGCTACGCTACTACAGGACTCACCTCGTGCGTTATTCGTAAGGGCAGAAACATCTACCTTTTTAACAGCAGACTCACCCGTGCCATCGCTCGCGTTAGTAAATTTTAGGACGGCCTTTCGCTCGCCGTCCTGGATTGTCTGGCTCGTTACGGCGTCAGCCATGAGTCACCCCCTACAGTTCAGTCGCAGCGGTGCGCTCTTTCATGGCGGTAACATAGTCAATCGTCATGACTTTTGCCGCGGCAGCGCCATTTTGAATCCCAAAGCTCACAGTAAGGTCCTCATCATCTGGAGCGTTGGTCGCAACAACCGTGCCTACTTCTGCGTTATTTTGGAAAACGTGAAACAACTGATCTTTCGGATCAAAAACAAAACCTACGGTCATGAACGTGTCATCCGCCATAGCCGTTGGTAGGTTCAGCGTGCTTTGCGTTCCATCCTTTTCGACTATGAACTGCAAAGTGGTAGATCCGTCGGTAAGCAGAAAAAACACGCCATCTGACACATCAAGAGGTGACGTATCGGTAATCTGTAAGCCCATGACAACGTCTGAAGCGTCTGCGTCTGACGTCTTGAAACGTGAGCTGAACGCTAGCTGTTTGCCCGACTCGAACTTGAAACCTTCTTTTACTAATTGTAAGAAATCGTTGTCATTGTCCGCGTCGTCATTTGTAATGACGAGGAGCCCACCATCGCCGTCGCCCAAAGCCTCCGATGCATTTCCTGATCCACCTTCTGTCGTCGTTATCGTCCAATCAGACGCTAAGTAAGTGTCAAAATCGTTATGATAGGTGTGGTATTTAGATGGAGCGGGCATCTTCAGCTTGCCTAGCGTGCTGCTCACGCCGACGTTAGTCACACCAGAAGTGAAATGAGTTGTCATACAGTTCTCCTCATTGAACCAGCAATCAGACCATCTGATTGCCATAGACAAATTGAGTGTAGGGTAATAAGAAGCACAAAAAAAGGGGGCCGAAACCCCCTCTTATCGCTAGAGCATTTAAGCCCCTTGGGACCCGTAAATGCCCCTCCAGTCGGAGAACCCGAATGAATATCGTTCGCGCGCCTTATACCTGATGTTACCTGTTGTAAAGTCAGGTTCCATGCTAGTTTCCATCGGCGAACGCTGGAACATCTTCAGGCCCTCACCAGCCTCTGTGACGCTGGTCAAGATGAAGTATGCATCGGGATCATTCAGATAATGATTCACGGTGTAGCCCTGTGGCAAAACCCCCGTATTCCTCAACGCATTTATATCGTTATCGGCCGTTCCCGAACGCAGAGTTGAGTTCAAGATGCGGTCAGCGACAAAAACGAGCTGCGGTGGAATCACCAGTTTCGTTGCTTGGACTGAGATTGTCAGTCCACGATCGTCCGTAAAGGTGGATATGTCGATCAACGAATCCTCTAAGGAGGTCTCGTTTAGATCCGCCATAGTCGTAGCACGATTCGCTGCGGTGCCACCACCTGCCAATGGGTGGGCAGTGTTGATCAGCGAGACGCCATCGCCACCTGTAAAGCTCGAGGAAAAAGCGTTGTTGAGCACATCGCTTCCCTTCACCTCCTTGGTGTTAGCCATCGATCGAGCCAGTGCTTTTACATACCTCTTGCCCAACGAGTCGTAGAGGTTATCCTCGACGGCCTCCTCGGTAAGTGCAAAAGCTAACGATATCGTATCGTGGGTATATCGAGCTGAAAAAGACTCTGAAGCCGAATCGAAGACTACGCCCTGACCCTCAGTTTTCACTGGAGCTGAGCCGAATCCAGTTATGAGCACCTCTTCTTCGAAGGCTCTCTGGCTGTCTTCAATCGCGTATATTTCTTCATACTCTCTGTCGTAAGAATCGTAGCTCATGCCGAACAAGGAGTTCAGGCCTGGCTCGAGTTCTTTCGCTAATTGTGCGCGAGAAATTGCCATCTGTTAATCTCCTATGCCAAGCCAGCGCCTTTCACACCCATGATGTGGTTCTGAATCACCACCATCACGTTTGTGTTTGCGCTTGCTACGTCTGAATTATCGGGATCCTGGCTAATGTCAAGGGCCTTGAGCGGTAACGTCGTGGTCGTGGCGCCAGTAGTCACATCAAGCTCGACGTTCGAGCGGCCAGATGCGGTGTCCCCGGTCGTAGATTGATCTACAATGTCAAAATTGCCGAACAAATCTGCTACGGGGAAGGTGTCATCTGCCTGCACTTCGAAAACCACATCAGGATCATCGATTACAAAAGCGATGATGTCTGCTGCGGCCACTGAGCCGGGATAGAAGTTTTTGAACACCTGTTCACCAGTAGTGGGATCGGTGTATTGAACGCCGTTGAATACGCCAACGACGGGAACCGTGCTAGAAGCAGCCGCTCGACCGATAACGCCTGCAGTCAGTTGCTTGACCAGGTCGCCCTGGAAGATTGCACCCGACTGGTTATTCGCGATTCGATAACGAGATTGGCCACCTGAGTACGGAGAACCACCCATCATGCGGGCGGGCTTCAAACCAAACGCGGCATCTTTATTAGCCATGCTTTAGTCTCCATTTATTGTTTGCCAAAGGTTACTCGAGAGTCCCTTTGCGGATCATACTTGACATATCTCGCGTCACCGCGCGTTTCATTAAACATGGTGTTATCCAAGGCGTCTTTCGCGTCCTGGGTTTTCGCTGAATAATGTTCGTTGCGTTGACTTACGATTTCTGTAGGTATTTTCGCAAGCAAAAGTCCCTCGTTGTAAATGACTCCGCTATGCCTGCCGTCCTTGTCCATTGTTGGCAAAGTGTCCGCCCAATCGGGTGGCAACTCTTCCGCTCGCACCAACTCCCATCCCTCGCGGACCCGTCTGGATACGTTGGAACGGTCTTCAGTGCCTAACATGGACTCCCTGATCCACCTGTAGGTATAACCTGGTGGTGGTGGAGGCGCCTCAAGCTTTCGCGTCTCGAGCCATTGTCGTTTTCGAGCCTGTTTATCGTGCGCTCCGCTTTCACGCGATGAACGTGCAGTTGCTTTACTTTCTGTCATTAGCTTGCCTCTCTAGCCGCGATTTTCTTTTTTTCTTTCGCCACACTGACGAGCCATTGCTCCTCTGTCATGTTGTGTGGCTTGAGACCGCGGAGCCTTGCTACTTCCGATTTAGTAAAGGTCACTCCGTCCCGTTCTCGTGTTTTTTGCCTACCACTTGCCGTGGTGGGGGCGACTCTTTGCACGGGGGGTCGCGCTCCACTTTGATTGGCATCTTGGTCTTCATCCACTTCCGCAGATGTGAGATCAGGATAAACTCTACGCACTCGAGAATCTAGAGCGTCGTAGTATTCGTCTGAGTCTGGCTCGTAGCCCTCGTTGATCAAATTGTAATGCGTGAAGTACGCGTATTGAGTGGCCTCGAGGTTTTGTTCGTTTTCTGTGTCCCCATACCAGGGATTTTGCTTGTGCCAAGACTGGGCCTCAGGAGTCGGGTCAGGAACGGGTACGGCAGGCGGCTCCTCTGAAGTCTGCTGTTGCACGTTTTGTACTTGCGGCGTTTGCGCTTGCCTATTTTTCGCGACACGTAATTTTTCTTTTTCGATGGCTATATCGTTCTTCAACGTGTCAGCCTTCGACATCAAATCGGGATCTCCCGCCTCGACCGCTTTTCGATATATGTCGTCAACTTGTGCTTGCTTCGAAACTAAAGCTTCTTCCTCTTTTTGGAGGACAGTCACTTCTTGTTGTTGCGTTATTTGTCGATACTGTTGGAGCTCCTGCTCTTTCTGCATCGCCAAACGCTCCATTTGTTGGGCACGTTCTTCAGCTTGTCGCGTTTTAGCGTTGAGTTTGTTGATGCGCTTCGAAACAGATTTGGTGTAATTTTCGAGCTCATCGTCGGGAGCGGTCTGTGCCGCCGTCTCTTCTACAGGATCGTCCATCACCTGTATCTGCAGGTCTTCAGACTCCGTCTCTATTTCTGCCTCTCGTTTTTCTATCATGCAAAACTCACAATATCGTCAGGTTGTAGGATGGTAGCAATGACCTCGTCGTCATTTATTATTCGCACCTCTTCGCCGTCCTCCAGCATAAATCGACACCCAGAATATCTACCAATCAAAACCCAATCGCCCTCTTTACACCAAGGCTCTGCCCCGTATTTGGTCTTGTCGTTATAGCACAATGGTCCTTGTTTCAGCACCCTCGCGACAACGGTTGCCAGAGCTTCACGGTCCAGGGTTTCTTTTGTGAGCACGATTCCACCTTTGCTGGTTGCTCTGCCTTTAAATGGGAGCACTAGCATTCGCCAGCTGGTTGGTTGAGGCATCCTCTCAAGCGTCGATGCGTCTATCAGATCTGGATTAAGCCATCGATCAGCATCGTCAACATACGCGCCTCGAACCGTGACTTTGCTCATAACTTGTGATCCTTGAAGTGGTTGGATATTTCGGACTCAATTAAGTTTAGCGCAGTCAATTCACCTTGCAAGTTTTTATAATGTTCCACACTTTTTAGCAACCCGTCCATCATCGTTACGCGAATCATCTCTCGTCGATCTGCAATGACATCCTTAAGCTTCATCGCGAGATCAATATCGTCCATCAGTCGATCTCATAAAACTGCAAGCCCTTGGTAGCTGCTCCTCCGCCTCTCACGGTTTTTTTCACCCTGCGTACGGCGCCACCGTCTTTCATGCTTTTCGCTGTTTTCATCGCTATCGCCACAGCTTGTTTTTGCGGCTTCCCTTCTTTTTTCAACATGCGAATGTTTGCTCCTATCACTTTGTTACTCTTCCCTTTCTTCAAAGGCATTTTACTTCCTTTTTGCTGGCGCTTTTTTTGCTTTTGCTTTTTTCTTGGGTGGTGTTTTTGTCGAGGTAACTGTCTCAGTGCTTTCAGCCTGAGCTTGAGCCGGTGGCTGAAGCTCTGGAGTGGCCAGAATTCTCCCCTCTATCCTCGCGAGCTTTTCCTCTATCCGAGCCATACTTGCTAATCTTTTTGCCTCTTTTTCCACCGCTGCCGTGTCTGCAGCAATTTTTTCTGCAGCTCTAGCGATGTATTTCGCCTGCTTAAGCTTTTGCTGCATGTCTTTGACGTAGCTAGTCGTCATCGTTGCCCTCCGAACTTTGCGTTCAATTCTGTAATTTTAAGATCAGCCTGCTGTTGAAGTCGCCGCAAAGCTAGGTCTAGCTTATCATCGGCAACCTCTTTTTGCGTTTCTATACGCTGTTTAGCAATTTCGGCTTCCAAGGTTTTCTCGTTACGGCGCTGCTGCTCTTTCGCGGCGAACTGATTCTGCTCCGACTGCAGCTCTTGTGCTCGTAGATCCAGCTCTTGTTGACGTATCGCAACTAAAGGGTCCTCCTCTGAGCCCTGCCCGATACTCAAAAACAATTCTTGAGTCAGCTGAGCCAGAATTGGTGCAGAAAACTGCTCCGCAATCATTTGCAGCTCAGACATTACGGCCTGACCCTCCGCGGGCGGAATCGCGCCTTGTTGCATCGCAGAGGATATTTCCGTCATTTGTTGAGTGACCTCTGCAGGAATCTGCTCTTGGGCCAATTGCGCAGACAAAAACTGCAAATGTTGCATCATGTGAGCAATGATCACGCCCTGCAAAGCTGGGTTAGTTTTGACATTTTCGGTGAGGAAGAGCGACCTGTGCGCGTCTATATGAGCCTGGTGGTTTTGTTGCTCAAACGCCAGGGCGGGCTGGCCCATCATCAGACCACTGTTTTCTAAACCCGCATCGATCGGCATCGGCGGTGGTGGCTCTTGCGGCGGTTGCAGCAGTGAGTCTATGTTATCCACGCCCAGAGCCGCATACATTCGCCGGTACGCTTCATAAATACCGCTAGGCCCATGAATCTCTGGGTTAGACTGAACCATCGTCAGCAGCTCTTGGGCCATAGTGATCCGTTGAGACTGACTGAAAATATTTGGATCACTGACGGGAATAACGTCTACTCGCCCGTCAAAGTCTTGCGCTTTTACCTCCTGAGGACCGGAACCTGTCTGATAGGGATAGACTGGTGGCAGGTAATCGGCGAAGACCTTGGCCAACAACTGAAACTCTACTTTTTGCGAATAATGCAGGCGCTTATGGATCGCCGACATGACCTTGGTCCCCCGCTCCAAGAGCGCGACCGTCGTGCCTACGGGCATGGCGGCGTTCATATCTCCAACATTCATGTCCGCAATCGAAGCAAATCGTTTGCCTGATTCGACCAACAATCCAAGCAGCTGCATAAGCACATTGCTAGGTTCTTTAATTGGCAGGGGTATAAGGTTCTCCCTTAAAGACGCGCCAGTCGTGTCAATATCTCGAAACTCACCCGGTTGAAGCGGGTCATCTTCGTCTCGGATCCGCATACCTCTCGCTTTAAAACCTGCAGGCAGGTTGGCGAGAGTCCCGGCGTCAATCAACTGCCTCAGAATACTGGTGCTTGCTTTCGCCAAACCACCAATCATGTGAGATAGGCCTAAACCATAGAATCCGAGTCCCGGCAAAAACTTATATTGCACAAAGTAGTTAATTTTTTGTTTGAGGGGATCATCCTCTAAATAGTTTCTGCGTATCGCCAAAACTTGCTGACTTGGTTCGTCTATTGTCACGATGTAGGGCAACTTCAGACCGGTCGGCTGGCCGTCTGCACCTGTGTCCTCATAACCGGGCAAATCCAAAATTGTGTGGATCTCATAGACTGTTCTGTCACGATCCTCTTGATACCCCGGGCTTTGGCCTTCGATTTCATCAATCTCTTCCTCTATCTCATCTCGCGAGACGTGATAAGAGGCTCCTTTGAGCTCAATGTCAGCGTAAAACCCTACTAGTTGTTGCTTTCGTATTTCGTTTTTCGACATCGAAAGGACGTGAGTTACTCTTTCTGCACTGAAAAGATCAGTCGCCTCATAAGGCACGATTAAATCCTGCGGCTCTACAAATTTGCTCATTGCTCGGTTCAAGGCCGCATCGAAATATATTTTTTTGAAGGCTGAGCCGGCCAAGGGAAGATAAAAAAGCAGCATATCGAGCTCAGGGTCAAACTCAGGCATGACGTTCATGACATAGTAATTCATGAACTCCTGAACCCTTTCCGCTTGCATCTCGGTTTCTGGCGTGCGAGCCCCAACTATCTCCGTCTTCACCGGGCCTCTAGGTGGCAGCATTTCCTTGTACGCTTGAGCCTGGAACTGCGTAACCGCTTCGGCCAAAATCGGGTGAATGACACCTGTAGAGCCCTGGAAAGGATTGGACCTCGATTCATCAAACTTCATACCCAGATATTTCAAACCGTCGGTGTATGTTTTTTCCCATTCACTGCGACTGTCTTTATCTGATTTTATGGACGCAAGCACGTCGCTTGCCAGGGAGCCGAGCTCGCCCCGGTCTAATTTTTCTGCAAGATTCTCATTGAAGTCTCCGGCTTCGACCGGTAAAGCTTCCTCGTCTTCGTCTAGTAAGAGGTCTTCTTCGACGACCAATATTTGAGCAGCTTCGCGTATTTGGTCTGACCTGGAGGGCTCAGGGATAATTTCTACTTGGTTGCCTAAGTTTACAATATCCGGGTCTTCTGCAGTGCCTGCCTGCTGGTCTCTTCGTTCGATCATCAGTAATAAACCTTCCTATCCCTGCGAAGCGGTGTGATTTCTTCTACGTAGTCGCCTTCAAGGTTCAAAAAACCACCTTGCCGAAATCTCATGAGCGCCATCGTTGCCGAGTCGCAATAATCGTCATGGTCCCCGTAAGGGAAACTAGCCATTTCTTCGATTACTTCTTCTGCAAACGGAGCTTCAGGCGCCCAGACCATACCACTTTCGAATATCGGTGCGACGCTATTCATTCGAGCGATCTTATCTTGCCCGCGAGACGGTGTATATGCAGTGACTGGGATCCCCATCCGGCGTAATTCCTGCGTCAATGGCGTCCCACTGGCCTTTGCCTCTATCAGAACGCAGTCTGGCTCCCAATATTTGTACTCCTCCCATGCTAGCCTTTTGAGTTCTGGAAAGTCCAAACGCACGCGCTTTGCGTCTAAGAGAATTATTTGCTCGATATCATTGTGCTGAAAAACTGCCCAGGTTGTGATTGCACTGTAGTCCGCAGTTTCTTTTTTCGAAAATGCTGTGTCATAAGATTGGATTACGTAGGAATAAGCTGGCACATCTTCCCGCTCCCAGTGTCTCCACCATTCGCGCTTCACGATGGACCCTTCTTCTGCAGTTGGGTTTTGCATCCACTGCGCGTTCCATTTTGAAACGGGCAAAGAGGCTTTGACTGAAAGCAACTCCTCTTTTTTCCAAAACTCAGGCCAAAGCGGCGTATTCGACTCCGGCATTATCGCTGGAAATTCGATCACGTCCCACTGGTCCGCATGCTCATCGCCCTGCTTTTTCAGCACCTTGCCTACAAGATCTTTGGTCGACCAACGAGTCATCACGATTACGATGATGCCTCCCGGCTGCAATCTTTGACGAGGGCCAGAGGTGTACCACTCATAAACACCATCCATAGCAGTCGGGCTTAAAGCGTCTTGCTCAGACACCGGGTCATCAATTATGAGCAGGTCTGCACCTCGACCGGTGATAGCCCCGCCAACTCCTGCATAGAAACTTTCACCCCCACCGTTTGTCGTCCAGCGGCCGGCGCTTTTATTATCAGCCTCAAGCTTCAAGTCCGGGAACACTTCTTGATACTCAGAGGAATCGATTATGTTCCTAACCCTGCGTCCGAAACGCACCGCAAGCTCTGCAGTGTGAGTAGTTTGTATGATTTTCAGATTCGATCGGAGTCCCATCATCCATGCCGGGAAAAAAGTGCTCGCAAACTCAGATTTTGTGTGCCTGGGTGGCAAACAAACGATGAGACGCTTCAGTTTCCCTCGTGCAATATCGTTGAATTTTTGTCCGATTATCTTGTGGTGTCGGCCCTGAACAAAGTCAGGCCACTGGCTTTTGACGAATGCAAGGAAGTCTGCCTGACAACTTTCTTGTTTTTCTAATTGGTCGTATTTTTGAAGGAGAGCTAAGGCCTCTGCTTGATCAGCGTTACTGAGTATATCAAAGTCTTTGAAAGAGGCCTCAGACATGTTCCCAGGCTGCACCTTGAAATAATAAAGATTCCGCTTCTCGGCGACGCACTAGTCCATCTAAGACTTTACCGCCTGCTCGATTCCAGCGTTTAATTTGGTACGGTGCGTCTTTGTAGTCACCTTCATTCAGCTTGCGAAGCAGGGTAGATTCTTTGAGTGCGCCGGGGCCCAGGTTGTATGTCCAAGCCACAAGAGCATCGAACTGATTTTGTGTCAGATCCACATTGACGAGATCGTTCACATACCCTTCGAATTCTTGCAGGTCTTTGGCAAGCATCGACTCAGCTTCTTCGGCGGTGCAAGTGTCGCCTTCTGAGACACCAGATGTGTGGCCGTAGCCGATTGTCCATACGTCGGCAGAGCATTGATACGCCTCCAGCTCGCAGCCTTCAAACTTCTTGATGAGCGATATGCCCTCTCCGCTCGTCACTCTCATCACTTGTTGATGCCTCTTGTTTTCTCAAACGTGCGCAGCGAGCCAAGCCCTAAGAGACCACCGAGGACAGTCAGCAAGGCTGACATATCGAACTCCGGTAAATCAGGAACTTCTGCACCAGCATAAGAAAAGGCGAAAACCAATAGGCTTTGTATGACAAAATGCCATGCAAAAGCGATGGCACAAACCCAGCCTACAAGCGGGCGCCACGAGCTTTGGAACCAATTACCTTTGGCTTCGATCTTGTTCACTTCGATTTGCGCAAGCGCATTTTCGGCGGCTTGTTTGTCAGCCAGCGTAGAGATTTCATGAGCAAGGAGGTTTTTCTGGTCTTTGTCTTCGATAAATTTATCTAGCAGCCCTGTAACTGGGCCGATTAGTTGTCCTACTAAACTCATTTACCGTTTCCTCTTGTTACCCATGCGCTCGCGCCAAAAAACGCTGCCACCAAACCAGCGATCGCCACAAAATAGACGCTGGCAATATCTCCAAGTATAGCTGCTGCTTGATCCAAGCCGACAAACGTGCAGATGACGATCAATGTCGGGTACAATAACATGCCCCACAGCGCAAACCATGCCATTCCTCTTTGCGCATTTGCTTTATCCTGCTGCAAACGCAGTTCCTGCAAATGCTGACTGGTTTCCAACTCGTCATCGTCTACGACTCCATCGTTGTTCGAATCGTATTGCGCAAATTCAGAGTTTGGCTCCAGCTTCTTCGCTGCCATGTTCAGTCCCAAAACCTCGTGTTAGGCGGCGCATATTTTGGTATGCAGTACGCAGTGACGTTTTCTTGTGATGATAATCTATTGTTTTGCACCATTTTATACTGCCCCGATTCGATCATATGAGCAAAGAAATTGCAGCGATCGACCATGCGGAAAAAAAATCGTTCATCGAGGGGCGCGTTGTCTACGACGACAACAAGCAAGAAAGCCATGATCATGGCATGTTCAGCCAGTAACTGGCGGCAAACAAAAACGTCGGCCCTGCTATACCGCTGATTAGGAGTATCCAAAGAATTTTTTCCACCCGACTCACCCAAAAGCCTTGATCACTAAGGCGAACAAGCCTATACAAATGGCCCCGCCGATAATCAGAGTGAGCAGGCCGACAGCGATCTGCTGCTGCAGTTTCTCTCTTTGCCTCTTTTTTTTCGCCATGAGTGCTTGGTGCTCCCTATGCTTTCGCCTATTTTCGGCGACCATCTGGTCATATTGCTCGAGCAAGCGAGAATCCATGACTAGCATTAAATTTCGTAAATCGGTCTCGTATCGCTCCTGCGACCTACGCAGCATAGAGAGCTTGAGGATATCGCCATTTGACAGGGGTCTGAAGCCACTTGATCGAGAGGCTTGAAATTCGTTAAGCCCAGATCCGAAATCTGCGATGAGACCCATGGCCGTTTCCAAGGAGGCTCGGCCCTCGTTCACTGCGGCCACCGTCTCTGATATTTGTTTCAGAATGAGGCCGGCTGCTGCGACGGATTCTATCAGGATGACAGCTTACCCCATGAAAAACTGAGGCAACGCAGCCGCTGCAATCAATGCGTACAGTCCGTAAATTAAATGCTCTAGATGTTTAAATTTTGCAGAACCCTCTGCAAGGCGCTCTTCGATACGCTGGTAACGCAAGGCACACTCTCGCTCATGGGCGTGGACTTCGTTCAATGCTTTTTCACCTGCGTCACTCATACCGATACATTCACTCGTTGAGTAGGCGCTAATGGTTGCGCCTCTATCTTGTTGCCTTCTTTGGTATAGATCGTCGGTATGATTGTTTCTACCGCCTCGCGCACAGTTTCGCCTTCAGCGCCTGTTCTCAAACGCTCCTGCTTTTGTACAGCAACTTGTTTCCAACTGATCTGCGCTGTTTCATTAATGTTTATGTCCATCTTGCTCACCCTCTACAGGAAAACAGTTGATGTTGGCGGCTACCGTCCTTCGCTCGCCTTCCCCCTGAAACGGATACACCATATGCTGCATCCAACTCGGAAACATATATAACCGTCCCACCTGCGGCCTGACTACAACATTCTGCGTAGGCTTGAGCCGCTCTCTATCCCATGTGCTGCTTTGCCCGTAGTTGAAGCAGAGACAACCATCTGACTCACCAGAGGCGTTATACAGCCCGTACTCTTGCGATCCCGGCCTTGGCCCCTGAACGATCTGCGGTGGCACCTTAGTCCATGTCGTACAGCTAATTCCCATGATCGTCTTTGTGCCGTGATCATGGATCGGATTGTAATCACCCTCGTAACTATGCACAGACCAAAGCTCATCCATCTCGACGTTTCTGTTGCCGTCCAGCAACTGACCAGACTGGGCCATGAACTGGTTGATGTATGTGACGCCCATCTCGCACAAGAACCTAGAAAACGGTTGCAGCCTTGGATCTTCGTGATCCATAACAAGCTGCTCGCCTGTCTTAATCTGACCTACCAGCGTATGCGCTGCGCTAACCTTATCGTCTTGCGTAACTAGCTCATCAAGGTAGTCATTACACGATTCAACAAACTCTGTCGGAATGTCCAACTCCATCAGAAATACTGACGGCAGCGGATGCATCTGAAACTGAATCTCAGCCATTTATAGCTTCAACAGCAGCCTCTTCCTCGCCTTCTTCTGGCTCTTCTTCAGGTTCAACCAACTGAGCATCAGCTTGCACTTTAATTTTCATCATCAAAGGCCAAGTCCCGCTTTTGCTAGGCATGTCGCCAAGAATTGCTAGGATTGCGTTAATCTCGTTTTCTTCTAGGTTGATTTGCACGTTTTGTTTTTCCTTATGGTGTATATGCTTTTGCGGCTGCTACAGCAGAATCTATGGCGCTGAAGTCTTCTGATCCCCAATCGCCTAGTGCCTTGCCGTATTCTAAATAACCAGCACTACGCAGTACACGCTCCTGCTTCTCAGCATTGGTCAAGTCATTGCCATATTCGTTGTTTGCATCCAGCACACTAGTGATGACATTCGCGCCATCTAACATGGCTTGATACATCTGTGCTTTTTCTTCGTCAGTTCTTGCCTCTTCAGACATTTCGTCCTCCTATGATTCTAGGGCCTCAATACGAGCCGTTAATTCTTGAACTGCTTTGACTAACGGCATGATGAACATTTCGCGAGATACTTGTTGCACTCCCCACTGATCCTCACTCCAGCCGCTAAAATCCGAAACGCCTGCTGCATCTAACGCAGCTTTCACTTCTTGAGCGATGAAATTATACATCGTCGCTTCTGTGTTCATTTCATTGTCTTCAGCGTTTTCTTTGTAGAGGTGCGCTAACTGGGAATCTGAAGAATCAAGTTCGTTACTGGGCTTCCAATTGTATTTCACGGGGCGCAAAGCGTTGATAAACGACAACCCTAGCGTTGAATCAGCTATGTTCTTTTTCAGTCTTTGGTCAGAGGATCTCGACCAGTTAGCGTCAGTGTCAAAATCGTTCTTTACGATGTTCGATGATTTACCGAAACTAAAGTCGTTCCCATCACCATTTATGTCGTGACCAATTACAATCGCATGATCACCAGTACCAGATGCGTTATTAGCATTCTGCCCAATGCAAATGTTTTTACTGCCGCTTGTAGTGGTGTCGCCAGCGTCCTTGCCAAAGAAACAGTTAGAATTTCCGTCAGTGATTTGATCACCTGCCTGACCACCGATGATAGTGTTCTGTATTCCGGAAGTGACTGAGACTCCAGCATTATAGCCAACGGCTACGTTGTAGACTTCCGTAGCCGTAGTAAAATTTTGTACAGTAAGTGCTGATCTACCGATAGCTACTGATCGGCTACCTAACGTGTCACCGCCTAAAGCAGCGACACCTACAGCAGTGTTCATATCTGCATCTGTCAAAGAGTCACCCGCCAGACCACCGATGATAGTGTTCTGTATTCCGGAAGTGATATTTTCCCCTGCAAGATGCCCTACTGCTGTGTTGTAAGTGCCCGTGCCACTACTCGAAACTTGATCGAATAAAGCTGCATATCCAACTGCAACATTACTAGCGCCTACGGTTTCTTTGTTCAGAGCAAGTCCGCCAATCGCTGTATTCGCTGTTCCCGTGGTGATGTTTAGACCTGCACTAGAACCAACGGCGGTATTGTAAGTGTCGGTAGCTGTAGTAAAGTTTTGGAATTTAAGTGCTCTATCGCCTAAAGCAACAGAATGAGATCCAAGCGTGTCATCTCTGAGCGACTGATAACCGAATGCAACATTGCTGTCACCGGTAGTCAGTGAGCTACCTGATTCTGCACCTAAAATAGAATTTTGGATTCCGGTGGTGATTGCCGCACCTGTGTTGTAGCCCACGCCGACATTGTAGGCGTTAGTACCTGTCGTAAAGTTTTGTGTTTTTAACGAATCATAGCCAACAGCGACATTTCTACTGCCTTGTGTGTCAGCAGAAAGAGCGTTGGTTCCAATTGCGACATTACGATCACCAGATGTTAAAGCGTCTCCCGCGAGACCCCCAATGAGTGTGTGCTCCTTGCCCGTGGTGACTGACAAGCCTGCTTTATCTCCAACTGCCACATTAAACGTATCTGTAGGACTCGTAACATTCATAGAGTTCAATGCTTGCCTACCGACCGCTACATTCCTATTACCGAGCGTGTTTGAAGTCAGGGCTTCTGTGCCGACTGCCACATTATTAGAAGAGCTAGTTATCGCATCACCTGCAAGACCGCCCAAAAGTGTATTGTTGACTCCCGTGGTGACCGCCGCTCCTGCAAAGTACCCAACTGCGGTGTTGTGAGCGTTCGTAGCAGTCGTGAAGTTCTGATTTAATAAAGCGTAGTAACCAAGAGCAGTGCTTCGACTACCTTGCGTATCAGAACCTAAGGCTTGTACCCCCACAGCTACGTTAAAATCAGCATCAGTCAGAGCGTCACCAGCCAAACCGCCCACGAGGACATTCTGAACTCCCGTGGTGATGTCGTTACCCGCTTCATGCCCAACCGCAGTATTAAAACTGTTTGTGTCAGTAGTGAAGTTTTGGGTTTCCAGAGTTCCCATGCCGACAGCGACAGAAGTATTGCCTAACGTATCTGCCGATAAAGCTAAATAACCTATCGCCACATTTTTATCTGCGTCGGTCAAAGCATCACCTGCAAGACCTCCAATCAAGGTGTTGCGTATTCCAACGGTGATGTCGTTACCAGCGTTGTAGCCCACGGCTACGTTGTAATTGTCTGTGGTCGTTGTAAAGTTTTGGTTTTGAAGGGCACCGTATCCGATAGCTACCGCCCTATCCCCTAGGGTATCTGTGCTCAGAGCGACATACCCCATCGCCGTATTACTATTCCCTGATGTAAGCGCATCACCAGCGAGACCGCCTATAAGCGTGTTTAGATCTCCCGAAGTGATTGAATTACCTGCTTTGTGTCCAACAGCTACGTTATGCACAAAACCTGAAGTCGTATTATTTTGACTTTGTAAGGCTTGATGGCCTATTGCGATTGAAGACTGACCAGTGGTATCAGCACTTAATGCGCTAGTTCCAATTGCTACATTAAAACTACCTGTTGTTAGGGCATCACCAGCTAAGCCGCCATGAATATTGTTGTTTGTCCCCGTGGTAACTGCTTCACCCGCACCTCTACCTATAGCATTATTGTAAACACTGGTAGATGTTGTAAAGTTTTGTGCTTTTAGGGCTGCTGAACCGATTGCTACGGAATAATTGCCTAGTGTATCTCCACCCAAGGCATGTTTACCGATTGCAACATTTTCATCGCCCTCTGTTAAGGCATCTGCTGCTAGTGCGCCAAGGAGCGTATTGCTATGACCTGTAGTTACCGACTGCCCTGTGGTGTAACCCACAGCGACATTGTTCCCATCACCACCAGCGTTAAGAGTTTTTAGCGCCCTGTAGCCAACAGCTACATTGTTCCCATCAGCATCTTCAGTGCTTAACGCTTCAAACCCAATGGCTACGTTGTTATCCCCCGTAGTCAAAGCCGTGCCCGCTTCGTCGCCCACAACCACGTTGTAGTTGCCGCCAGAAGTAATGCTGTTACCTGCGTTGACACCTACACGGACGTTGGATGTTCCAGCGGATGCGGTGATAAGATCCGCACCATCCTCTATTGTCGTATCACCAGAAATAGCAACAGTGCCGTTGAAGTCGAGCGCAGTCGCCGTGAGATCAATCTCATCCGTTGCGCCGAGCGACAGAACCGTGGCACTTGAGCCTTGAATGAACTGGCTCGCGTCGTTAAACATAATTTTGTTTGTAGAGTTCAGCGTTAAGCCAGAGCCGTCTGTGTGCGTAAGCGTAGTATCGCCATCTGCGCCAAAACTGATAACGGCGCTGTCAGAGGTA